GCTGGAACAACAGATGCAACTCGGCTTGCACCATGAAATTTCTCCCTAAAAGAAATTCGCTGGAGCTCTTGGCCTCTCAGGTGTCGCGCTGGAAAGGCCGCCACCGATCTGGCTCTAGACCTCATGTCCGTCTTCCGGGCGGGTGACCCGTCCCGAAGACCGAGATGAGGTCTAGGCGATACTCAGAACACCATTATTATTCCAAACCTGACTTGATCCAGCTGTAGGTTTTGTTGTCGGCAAGCCAGGAATAAATAGCCCGTCCACCGGAAAGAACCACAGGGCACCTTGGGGATTTATGCCTAGTCCACCTTGATTTGTACTCAAAAAGCTAAGATTCGCTGCTGTCGCGTTCTGGATCACAATCCAGTTTGTGGATCCCTGCGTATTCATCAAAGTCAGTAGATTCCCGCTGCCACTCGTTCCGCCTGCCGCATTAATATACAGATTTCCGCCCTTGGTCTGGAGGGTGCCGTTTACTTGTCCATCAGAGCCATCGAAGCAGAGGGTGGGCGGGTTCGTTGTCGTTGCTGGCTGATGGCGCAGGAAATTTGCCGCGGACGCCACATTATTAATTCGGAACAGAGTGTTGCCGTTCGGACCCGCCCAGACATGGTCTTTGGTATTGCCAATCCCAGCCGGAACCCCATTCGCCGAAGGCGTAATGAACGAAACAAAGTTCCCCGACTCTTGCGCTGACTGGTCTATGATCGCCGTGGCGAGAGGCACATTGCCCAGATGCAGCCCATACGCTGTCAGTCCCACTGTGCCGTTGACGCCGTTGATCTGGATAACGGTTGCCATATCCTCAAAATGGCACCCTTGAATAATATTACTCGATGAATTCGACGTGCTGGTAAAATTGAATGCGATATCCCGGCTGCTGCCGCCCGTCGGTCCGCCAACAAAATTACAGTCGCTCACGTGAAAATTCGAAACATTTGTCAGATTGAAGAAAGTCTGCGGTGTATTCGGACCGCCATCGCGCGTAATGTCCAGGCCGACCAGAAATCCGTCCGTCACATTCGACAGCAGAACAGTGCCAAGGTTCGTGTTCACTTCCCCATTAGCCACCCAGAGCCCTAGCAGCATAGGCTTGCCAGCCACATAGCCCGGCCACTGCGTTTCGTTCGTCTGGTTTACCAAATAGTCCACACCCACCACGACAGGCGCATTGATATAAATGCCCTCGCAATATCCTGTCTGAAGCACAACGGCGGCGCCGTAATAGGCCTGAACCGACTGTATCCGCGTATCTATCGATTGGTTCACTTCAATAACAGCGGAACTGGTGGCGCCCGCGGCGGCCGGCGGACCAAACCAGGACAGATTCCGAACCTGCGTGCTCCAGCAACCATTTAGTACTACACCACGCAGGAAGGTTTGTGGAAACGGCGCCGTGCCATTCGCCGCATTAGGGTACCCGAAGCATTCCACCTCGTCGATGCTTGCCGAGACGTAGCCAAACCCGGATACGCTTGGATAGGTTATCCGGATTGCTGCCGCGGTCTGCCCAACCAGGCTCTCCGCATACAGCGAAATTGCGCTCACCAGCACCTTGTTCAAGATGTTGCCGGGGGTAAAATCCAATCCCACGCCGTTGTGTTGAAAATGCAGCCGTGTCTGCCCCTTGCCCTCACCACGAATAGCGATTGGCTTGCCGCTCAAAACAACGGAGGAGTTGAACCAATAATCTCCTCCAGGAATAAATATCTGGCCTCCACTATTCGGAAGCTGCGCAAACGCTGCGTTGAACGCAGCGGTACAGTCCGCGCCGCCGGATACGGCTCCAAAATCCAAAATATTGATCGTATCCAAGGCATGTGCGGCAAGCGTCCTGGCGGTACCGCCCGCGGAAGCAATTACTGTGCCCAAACTCACGTCGCCGGCCACAGGCGCGGTCACCTGGCCCGCGCTATTCAGCCCAGCCACACCGCCGGGAGGTATTTTTGCATTCACCGCCGCAATCGACGCATTCGCTGCGGCAACACCCTGTGTTAGGCTCTGTAGCTCTGTGGTTACGCCAGGATCGGTCGTCGCCCCGATCGTGCCACTGCCGCTAATGGTCACGTTTGTGCCGGCATTGAACAGCGCCCGTAGCGCCAGTATCTGCAATTGTTTTGGAGTGCCACCAGAATTGAGGATAACTTCATCCGTCGTCAGGAAACTGCCAGTCTGTATAAAGCTCGCATGGTCACCACCGTTGGCGGCTATACCGGCGTTTTGCACCACCAGACCCAGCCCCACGGTCAATGATTCCGGTCCGCCCGGCCCGAGGGAGGCGCGGCCAAGCACGCAGGGGCTCGGCACCTCGATCGCCTGTTGCGTACCGCTCAGCAGTTCAGCGACACTCACCGCACGGGTGATGCCAGACTGGCTCACCGGCAGCTCATCCTGCGGGCTCGTCCCTGTTGCACTCGGCAATTGTGAAATTGTTGGCATGCGGGCCTCGTGTTGCTAATGGGCTTATGGCCAGGCAGCGATCAGCTTGTCGTCAGCGGAGCGCCCGTCTGATCGGTAATCGGGGCGCCGTTCTGATCGGTAATCACATTTCCTGCCGCTACCGGCGCCGCCAGCGCCTCAACCGGCAATGATACCGTCCGCGAAAATACCCTGCCGCTATTCGTGCCAACAACGACGGTAACAGCATAGGTTGTTCCCGCAACGCCACTCGCAAGCCACAAAATGGCCTGGTCGCCATCGGCGCTGGATGAATGCAAAGTCAGGTCACCGGTGTTATCCGGCATAATACTCACATCGATGGTGGCAATCGCATCGCCCTGATTCCCCGCCAGTGCATCTGAAAGATCGAGAACGTAGTCCAGCACATCGCCCGGATCTTTCACCGGCCAGCAAAGTGGCGGAGGCGCCGACTGCAATACGCCGCGCGGGAATGGCCCAAACCCTTCAACAACGACAACGCGCGTTGTTGTCGGCTGCCACGTATAGTTGGCTGGCGTTGACATGTCATATCCTTTCCGCAACTACAATCGGCGGGTGTTCAAGATGGCGGCGTGCTCACCACTCAACCAGCACCAGGCCTGGTGCGCCGTTGCCGCCAAGCCCCAAGCCGACACCACCGGAGCCGCCGCCGCCCGGCCCCACCCCGGTCTGTCCGGCCACCACTTGTGTCGGCGTCCCCCACACCGGCAATCCGCCATTGCTGCCATATCCGTTTCCACCTGCACCGCTATTCCAAGATCCGGAGACCAGGAAAGGGTCTCCGCCGCCGCCGCCCGTCACAGACAGCCCGGAACCAGCACCTGCTCCGCCACTACCAGCCCCACCGCCGCCAACACCGGAACTGCCACTCGCCCCCGGCGCCCCGCCCAAGGCCACACCCAGCACGCCAAAGCTTGAGTTCCCGCCACTGGACCCGGCACCCGCGCCGCCATTGCCAACGGTCACGTAAATCACCTGTCCGGGAGAGACCGCATAGAATCCCTCCGAATACCCACCCGCAGCACCGCCGCCCCCGGCCCCCGAATCACCATCCCCGCCTGCGCCACCGCCGCCCCAGATGCGCGCCTTAACGATGGTAACGCCCGCCGGAACAATCCAGTTACCCTGAGTAGTCGGTTCAAAAACTGCCAGATTCTGCGTGCCGGGTGTCAGCCGCGGCAACTTCCAGCGAATGAAGGGCGCCGTAATCATCGTGGTGATATCGTCGGAAGTCACCGCAGCCTGGCCATAGGCAACCGAAACGACGTATAGCCCAACCCACCCCACATCCACCGCGGGTGTGGCCTGCGAACCTGTCGTGCTTGGCGCCCCCGGCTTGACCTGCAACTGCACGGATTGCAGTCGCTGCGTCATCTGCGCCGCACCGGAATTCCCGGGCCCGCTATAAGGCTGCGAAGGATTGGCGGCATTATAATACGGCAACACAACCGGCGTCGCATCGGCCTCCAGCAGGCTCGCCTCAATCAGATAGTTGATCGATTGGCCAGGAGAGGCGGGCGCCGTCAATATGAAGCTCATGCTATCAAGATTGACGCCAATACGAACGAGCGGATCACTCGGCAGTGGCGGCAGAGAGCCGAATGCCGACGTATCGACCACACCGAATTGTGTGATGCTGCCGGGGCCGACCACAACCGACAAGGATGCCGGTGATGTGGCACCGCACGCCAGCCCGTCAGCAACCGTCGTTGTTCCAAGCGTAACCTGCGCAAGATACCCAAGCGCCACCATCACGTTACGCTGAATCGATAAGATATCGGTGTCCAGGGGAATGCTGCCAGGGTAGACAATCTGTCGGTCCATGCGAACAGGCCTTTCTGTATGGGGATAGCGGCAGAGCCGAGCTTCCGCCCGGGGACACACAAGCCGTGTCGGTGCCCCGATCAGCCTTCCAGGCGCATCCAGGCCGTATGGCCAGCCGGTAGTACAGACGATGCGACGGCATAGATGTCACTATCCGTCACCGGCGTTGCGACCATGGAAAGATCGCCATAATAGGAGTAGCCACCGGTTCCATAACCGGCGAAATAGGCGATCCCCTCGCCCGCCGGCCGAAATGCCGTGACGAAACTCGTATGATTCAGCAGCAGGTTGCCCCATCCGCCTGCATTATTATACCACAGACCGATGCCACTATAACCACCGGTATCCGCCGGCCGCGCGGGCTCGAATATCACCGGTGGGCGCCCCGTCAATTCGGTCAACGCCAGCACAAGAGCGGCACGCGTGCCACGCGGGCGCAGCAACTCCTGTTGCACTCTCAAACGAAACTGGGCATCGCTTTCCGCCGGCCGGCGAGGTAGCGCATTGCCGAAGAAATCGACGCTCACAAGGTCCAGCAGCGGTCCCGACACGGTGGCGATTCGCGCCATCAGCCGAACGGTTGTGACGAGCGTGAAAATCGCCGCCCAGGCAGTCCCTAATCCTGAAAGCAACGCCTGCAAAAGGGTGGCGGGTTGCGTTGCCAGGGCCGATTGAGAAAACCAGCCAGCCGGGAGAACCGCCAGCATTCGTCTTACAAAATCTGCGACGTCACCCAGCATATCAGTTCACCACGACAGAGAGCGGCATAAGCACGCTGCTTGCCGATGCGGTAATGTCCAGATTTGCGCCGTTGATCGTCGTTCCCGTCACGCTCAGTACAGAAGGGTCGGTATTATGCGCCAGAGCCTCGATTTTCGAAACGGCGAGCGTGCCGCCGATCGGCAGGCCGACAATCCAGGCAAGAACATTTTGCTGGATGGCTTGCGTTACCGCGGCGAGTGTCAGCGGATTCGATGTCGCCACCGTCAGCGCGACGCTGACATCCACGATCCCCGGCCCGGTCACAGCGTAGGTCGAACCAATCGGACGCACTGTCTCAATCGCGGCACTCGCGTCGCTGATAAGGCTTGCCGCCGGTGATCCAGTGCCATCGTCAACTACCGCCCAAAAGTTGCCCGGCGCGGAGCCCCCTTGGGTGTTCAGATTCTCGAGCACCACATAACGTAGCCCTTGCTGCAGCGATGCGATCGCGAACTCTACTGCTCCGGTCGTCGCCAGCGACCGGCTATTGATGTAAAGTTGAAACCGCGTTCTGAACGCCGGATCGCTTTCCGGATCTACACCGCCGCTAAAAATCTGCGCATTGGTCACTGTATCGATGCCCGGTATGGCCACTGCCTGCAACCCAATCGCACCAGGCTGCACGTTGCCGGCAATCCCAGCAGTTACAGCCTGGGCCGGCACCGTCACACTTACCATACTCGGCGCCAAACTATATCCCGATGCGCCGTTCCACGCTGGATTGCTCGGATCGGCGAGCACTGCAAAGCTTTGGCTCCCGTCATCCGTGCTCACCAGCGCACCAACAGGCACCGTGGCTGCTATGCCCACCGTGTATCGCGCGAACGTTACATTCCCGACAGCCTGCGCGCCAGGCAGTCTTACCAGCGAAAAATCCGCCATCCAGCTATCAAGATCAGGTCCACTGCTGGTTGCCGCGCGCGTGATCGACAATACCTGAAGGATCAGCCACTGCATCCATAGAGCTACCGAAGCGCAAGCTTCCAGTATTGCCCTTAGAACGCTGCCAACAGACAGATCGATCAACTGGGCAGCCTGCCCCTGCACCCCGGCGGCCATGTTTTGCACCAGCGTGGTAAAATTCTGCAGCGGCAATATCATGTCAGCCACTCACCGAGAACGAGAGCACTTGCGTCGTACTATCCGTTGCATCCACATATCGGATATAAACGTATACGCTGCCATCCTGCGCGCTCTGCACATCAATCAGCGGCTCTGGCAAGCGGGCAACGGCCGACTCCATAAATATCTGGCTCCTGATCGCCGCCTTGATAGCCGCAATATTGCACGGGTTACCCACAAACTGAGCCAACCCCGCACCGTATTGAAGCTGCCAGATGTAATCGCCAGGGTTGGTCAGCAACCTGCGCAACACCCGTTGCTGGCCGAGCGCCGTTCCAGTCGCAAGCGCCAGATCGCCTGTCGGCCCAGCAGAGAGGTCGCCACCCCACAGCAAAGTTGCATCTTGCACGTTGGACCCCTTCAGTCGGTGGGCGAGGGTGGCGTCGTCGAAGGCGGATGCACGTGTTCATTATAGTGTCCGCGCAAATCGGCCAGGGAGCCGTGAGAATCGAATAGATTCCCAGTCGCATGGAAATCACCATTATGGGTCCAGCTCGGCGCCGTGCTTTCAATCGACCCATCATTATGCAGTTTCAGGAAACTGCCCGTCTTATGCAGCAGCCATAGCTCACCCACGGGCGCTTGCGGCGGCGCGGCGGCGTTCGACCATAACCGGCAAACAACAATCCCATGCTCGGCGTCGCCTTCCTGCCACAGCACAAGAACTTGGTCACCGGGCGCCGGTGGGCATGCCAGCCCCCAACCGGCCCCCACCCAGGGCGAGGCAATGGGCAGCCACCCGGACAGCACGCCTTCAGGCTGTATAATCACCCTTGCCGAGAAACTTGCCGCATCCACAGAGCTTACCACGCCCATCCTCGGTTGGGCCCAGCTCTGGTCAAGTTGAGAGGCATGTGCCTTCAGCAGATTTAGAAAGCCGTCCACGGCGGTATCCTCGCCTCAATTGTCTGCAAGAATCCATGCTGGAACGACATGCGTCGTTCCACCGCGGTCAGGATGTAGATGCCGTCGAAATCAGTCCCGGTACCAGCGACCACGAGCGTATCGCGCGGCTGCGTTGTCAAATCGCCCGGCATCTCGATGGCAACACGGCGTGCCTGCTGCGCCATCTGCGCGAGTATTCGCTGCGCGAGACTCTGCGCAGCCTCCGCGCCCATGTTTGGTCTAACAACGACATAACTTGCAGCAGTCCCTGCATTGCCGCTGATGGCTGCGGTCTGGGTGATAGCCTGATTGCCTCTGCAATCCCAGCTCTTGACCGATACCGAAAGCCCCGAGCTCAATGCAAGGTTGCGCTCCAGCCGGATAGAAATGCAATCCTCAGGTGTCAGCAGCAAGGGCGCGTCGTCTAGGGCCAGCGGCGAAAAATTTAGCACCCGCCCGGTTACCCAGACATCAAATCCCTCTTGCTCCGCAAGCCGCGTCAGAAGATCCCATTCCGTCGTCGATTTGGCGTGCTGATCCAGCGTCGTGCGCGAATGATCGTTCTGGAAGTCCCTGCCAAACAAAGCCGTCGTCGGGGTCACTGCTGGCGCAAGCCCCTGCCTCAAAGCAAGGGTCGTGGCAATGTCACTCGCCGTTCTGTTCTCAAAGTTCTCTTGAGTCCGTGCTGTGATAAAGCGCGCCGTCAGGTCGCGGCCTTCGACCAGAACCTCACCGCGCGCGGGGTCGACCTCAACGCAATCGGCAAGCCCAAGAATCATGCTTGTCCACGCGCCATCCAGGCCCAACTGGATATCCAGCTCAATCTGATTTGCCGCCCATATCGCGTAGCCGGAGGCCGTAAGTGACACACGCAGTCGGTACCGATCGGCCGACAAGTAGCTATTGCTGCTGATCTCTACATCCAGCACACCGGCCACCGGAACTCCGTTCGCAAAAACGGCAACCGAAGGCGAGCGAACGCTATTGCTGCCCAATACCGCCCCCCGCCGACGCGTCAACCGGTGGCAGCTTCAAGGTGACCAGGCCGCTCAGCCACGGATCGCTGATCCCATTCAGTTGCGCGATGCGCACCCACTGCGTGGCATCCCGAAGATACTGTGCCGCTATCTGGAATAAATTTCCACCGCTCACCGTAACCACTTGCATCAGCCCCCCGCTGCATCAAGGTTGTTCAATGAACGCTGCACATATCCACTAGCGAGGCAGGCCTGTGCTAGAGTGCCAGCGGCGCTCACCAGCGTGGTCAGATCGGTGGATGCCAAATTCTGCTGGGCTGTTTCAATGGCCTGCGAAACGGCATTGCTCACGCCCATCAGCGCGATCGAGGCGGCAGAATAATCCGCGTTGCCAGCCGTCAAGGCATCCGGTAGCGCCGTTGCCGCCAATGCGCCTGAAACATCGATAAAGGCAGAAGCCGAAGTCAGATCATCCAATATGCTCTGCGCCAAATCCGGGGCGTAACCCACCACGGTCTGGGCCTGGTCCAGCATCACAGTGCATGTTATTCTATACGGTATCCAAAAAGGGCTTCTATACTCAAGATCGAGCCGCTTGATCACGACCGAGTAGCTGAACTCGTCCCAGGTCAGGCTTTGCTCCTGCCCGGCCGCGCGCATTGCGTCCAGCAGCCTAGCCCTATCCCCAGCTTCCGAGCCAGAGAAGACACCGCGCCACTCTACATCCGCATCATCTCGGCCCATCGCGTCGACAACGCGCATGCCGCCAATCAATCGATGCACTGCAAGCTGCTGGCTTCCCCCAAAACTAACCTGGCCAGGAACCTCGAAATCGTCGAACGCGACATTGCCCAGTGTCAAAAGTGCCATTAGCCACCCACCGTCACG